GCGCCTATATACAGAACACTCTCCTATGGATCCAACCAAATTACCGCCATAGGACAAACTTGTTATTAAGGCATTGGAAACCGTGAAGCTTCCAACGAGTCCACCATCTCTATAGCATCTCAAGGTAGTACCGGACTTAACCATACTAAGCACCAAAGGACCTGAATTGCTTGCGCCTACCGTGAATGTTTGGAAAGATGTTGCTCCACCAGCTGAAAATTGAGCACCCCCAGTCCCAGTCAAGACAATCCCGAAGAAAGCAGATGAGCCTTGTTGGCCGAACAGTATCGGCTGATTTCCAGCAGCAGATTTCTTTACCACGCAGTGAAAGGTCATGTCACCCGTGGAGAAATTAAATGTCCCGGCCGGGAGTGCCAAACTCCTAGAACCTCCTATAGAGGCGAATTCTATAGCTGGCAGACCGTTTATCGTACTTGTTCCATAAACAGGTTGGGTTGCCGTGATAGCGTTCACAGCATTATATGAATTAGATGTTTTATCAGTCCATTGAGTTACATTTAAACCTGATCCAACTGAACTAACAATTCCTGTTTGAACAGTACTCGGATCATCGGCTTTGTGCCACATAGCTAGGCCAGGAACCAAGCTTTCCAAGCTCAAAACCCCACCATTCGTCTTATACTTGTTCTGGTGAGCATCATCCGTATAATACTGGTTCGTCTTGGCATCGTTTGTGAAGTAGAGGTTTGAGGACGCACCGCCGGGACTTCCGATGGTTTGTAAATTCGTAACAGCTACTCCCGTACCAAGCTTCATAGCAGTCCAACGATCCCTGTTGCTGTTGTACCAGTTGCATAAACCCAAGCGAGTTTAATCGGAATAATCTGACCAGCCGCAGCAGGAAATACAGCCGTTACGCCGTTACCTGATTGGTAGGTCACGTTGCCAGCCACATTGACGTAAAAACTTCTCACACCTTGGCTTCCGGGCGTTTGAGGTATGGGGACCGTGTCGCTTGGAGTAATGTTAATTACCCCTGTTGCCGGGTCGTTATTTGCGCTCATGTTATTCTCCTATGGCTTTGCTATAAAGTATGTATTCCAGTTGGCAGCAGTTCCAGAATTAGACGCGCCCGTGGTCTTGTTAATAATTGTCGGGGCATTCATTCCATTACCGTATTTAACGTAAATGTTGGTTATGTCCCAATAAATCGCCATTGTCGATCCAGCGTTTACATCTTGAACTACTTTATAAAAGTCTCCCGTTGACCAACCCAGTTGAGAGCTTACACAATAATAATAGGCATTAACATCAGACGGAATTAGTCCAAGACCATGCGCTATGATTAATGTACCCCCTGCGCTAATTGACTGGTTCGCACTGGTAAAACCAGAACTACCGCTAACGCTCAATACTGTCCCGGTCATAGTAAGACCAGAACCCAATGTAATTGGTGCAAGGTTTCCAGTTGATCCTCTGCCAGCTAATGTAGATGCGGTTAAAGTAAACGCGCCCGGTACAGCAGAAGAACCAGAGTTATTTGCTAGAAAGCTGTTCGCCGCGATAGGAGTGGAAGCCCCCGCAGTTGCTCCCCTTGATCCAGAAATTGACAAGTTCCAATCGGCAAAGGTTCCTGAGCCACCCGTATCAGTAATATTAAGTGTAAGGGTCGTGCCTGTATAAGATACGACATTACCGTGCATATAATTGGTATTATTGGCAGCAGAAACCGCCGACATAAATTGTCCAGCCGTATAGGCTTTATTTGCCTGAGTTGTGAATACCTTCGTTCCCAAGGCGATTAATAGGGAAGTCGTAGAAGTGGATGTTAAAGCAGTCGAATACCCCGCAGCCAAGTTAGCGGAGTTATTAGCCGCTTGAGCGAAAGCTTCCGCAGCCGCCGCGCTCGCACTAGCAGCCGCAACCAATGTAGAAAAAGCGTACATAGCTATGTTGTTCACGCCTGTTTTAGGAGTCATAGCTAGCGTAAAGCTTGTATTGTTTAAAGTAAACTCTGTTGGGTAAACGATCTGGCGACCCGCACCGGAAATTGCACGAACCGATACGTTGTCAATCGTTCCTGTAAATCCTGTGCCTGTGAAGGCGATTAGTTGAGTTGCACCAGCTACAATGGTTTCAGTATATGTTCCTGAAGTAGCGCGGCCCGTTCCATTAGTCCCACCAACAGAAACAGTAAGAGACCCCGCCGTTTGCGTCATGGTAAATGTGACGGTATAGCTTTGACCAGCTATTAAAGTGGAATTGGCTGTTTGACTTAGAGCCGTAGAAATTGCCCCTGTAGCTGTTGCCACACCTGAGCCAATGGTCCATCCTGCCCCTTTAGTCCATACTGTATCAGTAGCAAAATCACCATTGGTTACAAAGTTTGCAAGTCCGTTATCGACAAATAGTAAGACGGCGTTTTCATCAGTTCCCAAAGGTTGTGACAGTGTAAATGTCGCAGTAGTTCCATCACCTGACCATGTCTGAAAAAATGATGCACCAGCAGGAGCGATTGTATTAAATGAGGTTTCGTTTCTAACAGTTACCGCATCCGTGCCATCAGCATTGGTTACAACGAAGTCATAAGCTCCAGTAATCCAGATCATGCCTACATTACCCGACCCATGATCCGGCAAACCAGCGGCATTTAACACAACTGGATTTTGTGCCTGAGTTAATCCATCAGCAGAAGTGAAAGTTGCTTTAGGTGTCGTGGTATTCGCCGCATACGTGTAGACAAGGCCACCTGAGCGAGGTTCGCCGTTGCTGTCTAGGTATTGTTGGTATGGGATTGATGGAACGGCCATTATTTATTCCCTCTTTCAAGCATGTCTATAAGAGCGTCCTCAAATTCTTCACCATCCAAAACACGCATATATAAAATTTCAGCCTCTTTATCTGTTATATCAGCACCAAATTTGGCAACTTCTTGCTTAGTATCTTTTATCACAGAACGCCTTACTTCAGATATTTTTTCGTTCTTTTTTAGTTTCAACTGTTGAAAATGAGCATTCAGATTATCAGCCGTTGGATCTTGCGCTAAACTAGGTAAGGATTTTTTGCCAGCTTCTTGCTGTAGCTTTTCAAATACCCAATCTGAAGAAGCGTATCCGTTGCCATCTTCTATAACATCATCAAAGCCCATTGAGCGAAGTTCACTAGCCGGAATATTGTCTATCCCTTGACCATCTTTCCTAAATAGACCTACTTGAGTTCCCTTTTTACCCGCGCCCATATCTTGCGATTTAAAATCACCAGATGCTTTAATGCCGCCTCTTTTTTTCAAGAATGAAGTTAGGCTGTTTTTTGAATCCTGATTGTTATATGAAGCTGATCTCTTGGCCTGTTCTATAGCTTGTTCAAGGCGGTTAGGAGCAACCCTTGCCGTCTCTTTAACTGGAGGGAAAGGAATGGAACCTTCCTCAGAGCCATACATAACGCTAGGAGTCTCAATTGTTTTATTGGCTTTATTTAGTTTCAATTTAGCTATTGCTATTTGCCTATCAGACATAGGAACCCCTGGCATTTTATCAGGAGCCGCCAGTAATAATTGTTTTTCGGCTTTTTTAGCTTCAAACGATTGCTGAATATCGGGCTTCTTTAATCTGGAAGCCAGCCTATTAACCGCAGTTGGTTCAGCAGGGACAGAAATACCTTTAGTGATGGATCTGGCAAGCTTGTTAGCTTTTGCTGTTTGTAATGCCGTAGCACCCGCAGCAGCCGCTACATTGCCCATGTAAGCAACCCCAGCCCCTAAAGGCCCACCGCTTGCACCAGCAGCAATGGGAATGAGTTTACTCGAAGCCAGCTTTAGCGCATCGAGAGACAAACCACCCTTAGCGGCCTTATCCATGATTTTGATTTGTTCTTTGGTGTAACCGCTACCTTTTTGGCGTGCTTGGTTAGAAAGATTTCTATAGCCAGTTTGGATAATTGCCGCTTCATTAGGGCGGCCTTCAGCATTCCTGAAAATCTTTTCAACATCTTCCATTTGATATTTACGGCGAAAAAAATCTGTCGCTTGCGCCAAGGTTTTACCGCTAGCCGATTCGGAAACAGAACCCCGCAAAGAGTTCTGTATGCTTGCCAACTTACCAGCGAATTGATTTTTGCCTGCGCTGTAGGCTTGGTCTTTAAGGTTACCCAAATCCTTGTCAATAATGTCAACTTCATCAATGCTCAGCGGGCGACCACTTAATTCTTTGTATTTACCTAAAGCGGATTCTAAATCTTTGGAAAGTTCAGTTTCTACAGTTCCACCAATTTTAGACGGTTTAGCAGATTCAATCGCACCAACGAATTTATTAGTAACAGTCTTGGGATCAAAAACCTCACCGCTTTTACGCGCAGCTTCATAAGATTTAACGCCTAATTCTGCCAACTGCTCAGAGTTAGGCATAATCATTTTAGGAGTTGCTAAACTATCTACTGCTCTTTCAGTGCCCTTTTGAATAACCGGAACTGAGGCTTTTGCGGCATTGGTAACAGCAGGAGCCGTTGCTGAGAGGATTCTTGCTGCGGGTAAGACACTCCCAATATTAGCCACGGATTCGATGTCTGCGGCGAGAGCTGGGTTGTTTTCTGCAAAACTACCATATTTTTGAGCTGCCATATTTGCACCAGAAGCCACCAGCTTGCCCGGAGCAGTATCACCAAGATAATTAATGATACCATTACCAGCATCCTTTAAAAATTGAGGCGTTACGGCACTCACTGTTTCATTAGCTATATCAATACCAGTTCCAACACCTATTTTACCAGCAAATTGAAGGCCAGTTCTAAAAGCGTTTTGGTCTCCAGCCACATACCTATCAGCAGATGCCTGACCTTGAGATAGTCTATTCTGGAAATTATTCGCAACTCTATCGCCAAATCCTTTTTTCTCTTCAAAAGCCGCTTGTAACTGGTCTTTTTGTGTGGGAACTGTTTGATCCACTACAGGAATTTCAATTCCAGCAGCTTTCATCAAATCCTCATCAGATAGTTTAGAAAAATCTGGTGCAGACGGAACGCCCATTATCTGCTCAACATCACCTTGTCCTATATCAGCAATTCCTAATTCATCAACAACACCTCGCGGTTTTGCTATTTGATTAGTAAAACCAGTAAATCCCTGTAAATCCATGCCAGTTGGCGTGTCAGGTTGTCCTGCCAGTGCCATAAGTTCTTCATCGGATAATTGGGATAAATCAGCCATTATTGCGTTTGGCCTCTTGCGGCTGCGCGCCTAGCTAACTCCGCCCTTGCATCAGCAGGACTAATAGTTACTGACAAACCGCCACCGTTTGAGCTAGTAGGAGCTTGCATATTGTTAATATTACCGCCACCATATATATTATTGAAACTACCCTGTAATCTAGCTTTTGAATCGTTCAGTTCTTTTTGGTAAATCTTTAAGTTTGCAACAAAGCTAGGATAATCCTGTGAGCGTTTTAAAGCAGCGGCAGCAGCCTGTACCTTGTCGCCCTCACGTTCAGTGGCGGAGCCTAATCCAGAAGCTCCAGTGGCAGACTGAGCTTTCATAGCACCCAAGCTATCAATAAAAGATTTAGCATCTAATCTATCTAGCGTAGCGGCGGCATTAGCAGCATCAGAACCGGGAAGGTTGGGAATTACCCCACGTAACCCAAAGTTGCCCTCTACACCTTCAAGCTTATTAACCAATGGTTTTCCATCAGGGCCGACCTTACCTAAAACCTGATCTATCAAGCCTAGTTGGGTATCAATAGAAGATGATGTGCTTCCAAGTAAATTCTGATCAACCAGCATTTTCTGGTTTTTCTTTTCATCCAGTTTTTCACGCATTAGATCAGATTTAGCTTGGTTATTCTCCCTAGCTAGATCCTGCCTCATCATCATTTCTTGCTGGCGCATACCCATGGTGTCAGTATGATTTTGCTGTGCCATTTGGAAGGTCAAAAGGTCCTTAATAGACAAATCATCAGGCTTAAAAGCGTTCTCAAGTTGAGCCGTTGCCATAGCTTTTTTCAACTCAAAATCCTGCTGTAACCTCTGGTAGTCCAGAAGAGACCGCTTGTTATTCAATATGCCGGGGTCAAACTGTGCCATTAAGCGTAAGCACTCCTACTGCGATATTTAGCCAAAAGCGATTCCAAAGAGTCATCCGGCTGTAAATAATTAGCAATCGAATCAGTCCATGAGTTAGCATTGTTAATCGTGTTAGTGGCTTTGGTATTACCCATATCGCCAAATATTCCGTACTGAGCCGCAACGCCTTGCATACCTTGTTGCTGTTGACCCAGCCATCTTTGGTAGGCAGAATTTGCCGTGGTGTCGGCTAATCCCTGAGCATATTCACCAGCAGAACGCAGCGCATCGCCAGAGTAGAAGTTACCACGGGCGGCGGAAGCTCTATCAATACCTTTCAATCCCTGATCCAGTTGGAACTGATAACCGGGATCATTTTGTAAATCCGCGCCAGTCCAAGTCTGGTTAAGATATGGCTTTAAAGCTGCAAGACCTTGCTTCTGATACTTTAAGAGTTGATCCGCTGCTTTATTGTTTGCGTAAGTATCAATCCCTGCACTTGCTAATGAATTTAATCCGCGATTTGATGCCATGTCTTCACCTGTAGAGTTTACTACCCTGTCGAATAAGTTGTCTGGTTTTGGAGTGTTCCAAGTTATGGTCTCGGGAGGGAGAGTGGTTGAACCGCCCTGATTCCAATTAATAGTTTCTGGTGTAAATGAAGATGTTCCTCCACCAGCGGCACTTGGCGCGGTTCCGGAAGTCGCTTGTAGTATATCACCAGTTCCGGATATATTGGAACCGAATTCTGACAACGTATTAGATAATCCGCCTTCTTTAAATGCCCTACCAAGATTGTTAAACGCTCCCGATTGATAAAGAGAACCAAGCCCCCCAATCCCTCCAGAAAGCAAAGCTCCTTTGGTGTCAGCCCCGCCTAACTTCGCAGCAGTAGCACTTGTCAACGCAGTTCCCAATGACTTCGATGCCAAGCCAGATAATCCAGTTTTAGCAATCTGACCACCAAGAGAATTACCTATACCCGGAGCGGCTGCACCAATAGCTCCTGCAGCAATACCTTTTAATCCATTACCGGAAATAGCTCCCAATCCAGCACCTACACCAGCACTCGCTAATGTAGAAAGTCCTAAACCAGCAGGGCCTAATGCAAAGGGAAGGGCCGCAGAGAATATAGGGTTGCTGGTTACTTTTTTAACAACCTTTTTAACAGATTTAAAAGCCTTACTAATTGATTTACCAAACCCAAACTCAGGCAGTCCAGTCTCAGGATTGATAGACATCTCCCCGCCAACCATATATTCAGATGGATCAATTCCCGCCGCTTCCATCTCAGCCAGCAACCGCGCTTTTGTTTCCTCTGATATAACCGGAGGAACTACCATTTCTCCAGTTTGCAAGTGGGCTAAGTGTGTATCACCATTCCGGCCCTTTTTGGCAATTGCGCCAAGTCCTTTATTCTTCATGTTTCACCTTTAACCAAAATACCATTAAATACCTGTCTCCCGATTCAACTGCTAATCCTCTGTGGAGATGGGTGAATCCGGGGAATATTAGCCCGTGACCGTTAGGAAGTGGAGGCACGGACCCCCTGTTATAAAACTCAGTACCGCCGCCTTCGTATTTGCCAGTATTTAACGGAACAACGATAGTAATGTCTGAGCTATGATCATGATGCCAAGCCCCCTTAACTTTACCTTTAGGATTGTAATTTGCGACCTGAACGTGAATATCTTCAACTGTTCGCTGCCATATAGACCAGATAATGGGATTAATGACAGATTTAACCACCTTCTCTAGAGAGGCGTAAAACTCTGGCAGTCTTTCAGATAAAATAATCTCTGGAATTTGCCTTAGTTCATCTTCATCATCATTAGGAACAAAGTTCATGTTCTGGATTTCATCTTTTACCAGATTGCAGAACTTATCTGAGAATATCGGCGCGGTGAAAACTTCTTTTAAGACTTCTTTTGCCAAGCACTCAACTTGGGGATCATGAACACCCTTGCCAGCATAGAAGTCTTTAATGCGTGGAATAGCCTTTTTAACCTTTGACAATGTTTCCTTGTCAACGGCCCAATCTCCCAAATGTGCGAGAAGTAGGTTTTTCACTTAGTAAATACTCTCCCAGTAATAGTCACAACTTCTGAAGTTGACCATGTAGGAGGGAAACACCTGTTTGTGCTAGGATCTATAATCCCCTGTGCCACTGTAGAACCATACACGACATTACACGCAGTCGCAACGGTTACGTCAAAGGGCATCTCGAAATATGATGATCCGAAAGTAGACGCTGAAGTTGTCGAAGTATCGATGGTAATCCAGAAATCTATAAAGCCTGAGTTGGCAAAATACTTACCATCGTACGTATTCGTGCCCGTGATCCCCGAAGCTGTAGGTGTCCAGTCAGTACCCTCATCACCGCTTTCTAATGCGCTGAAATAGATAAACCATGACTTTTTTAGTGCGCCAGAGGTTTTGCCCTGTTGGTCAACTTCAATTATTGGATCGTTAGTTGGTGCGCCTGATAATGTAATTGCCATTATAAATTCAAATAAGCTCCAATTATTGAAACTTTAACCGGGTCCGAAACCCTCACTCTAAACGTTCTAATTCTTGACTGCCCCAACCGTCTCCAAATAGCCCGAGCCATATACTCTCCAACCTTACCAATAGAAACAGACCGCCCGCCTGACCACGTTCTGCCGCCATCATTAGAGACAAATAGAGTGGCCTTTGGATCGCGTCCCGGCTCAACCTGATTACCAGTCCCCGCCTCGAAACCAATGGTTAAATTAGCATATTGAACGCGCTTGTTCTCATCAGCGAGATGAGTAAATACGCGATCCCTGACCAGTTCCTCTCCATTATCAGAATAGTAATTTAGAGACTGCTCATGCACCTTGTTTGAATCCCGGTCAAAAGTCAGATGTTTGCCAAAGGCGAATATACAATCAATTGCTAATGGAAGCTCATAATTACCAAATTCATTAAGATAAGCTCTCTCGTGGAATTGCTGAGTGGTAATATCATAGACAATTGCCGTTTCCATACCGCCGCCAGTGATGATAAAGAAACTATGGCCCTGTTCCTGATATGAAAAGCATTTTAAAGTATCAGGGCTTGGCGCAGATTGAAGACGTAGCTCAATAGCCTCGTTAGATATCCTTTGTGGTGTAAATCCAGAGGCTCTATAAATGATTCCTGAGCCTTGTTTATCCCGCCCTACCCAAATAGCTGTATTATCCACTTCATCAACGGCAAATCCACCAATAGCCCCCACTGCCATATCAGCACCATTAACCCGTGAAAATGGGAAGAAAGCAGAACCGTTTTGCCCCCATATTTCAGTTGTGCGGCTACCGTATAACCAAAGTTGCCCAGAGATATTAATAACCCGCAAGAGGTTATCAGGTGAGCTTTCGGCCGTGGCAAAGTCAAGCGGGTCCCAAGTTAAACCGTCATAAACACCGGACGTTCTAAAACGACCGGAAAGGATTTCGTTAACAATAAAATATCCACCAACAAACGTAACAGTTCCGGCAGAAGGCAAGCCAGCCGTTACGACTTTCTGAAATACATTAGTGGCGTAAGTTAAAATATACAGGCTTACACCGTCACATACAGCCAGTTGAATGCCATTCTCTGCAAAGGTTAAATACCCTTGCGACTGGTCTAATGTTCCACGTGAAATGGGGGTTGAGCCATCGGAGTTTAATTCATAAACTTGTGAACCTGATACACCAAAAGCGCGACCATTTGCCGCAGTGAATCCGCCTCTACCGGGTCCAGAACCAAAATTAGTAAATTCAATACATCCGGGGGTGCCGTATAATGCCGTGGTTTCTTTACCTTCTTGATCGACTACAGGATAAAGGTTGATCGACCTTTGCGCATCCCAAGGCAGGGACATTTGAGATTTAGAAGGTCCTGCTAATGGAATTTTCAAGAGCTACCGCCCGGTCTCCACCTATTAGAGCGCATATCATAGTAATAACCTGATCCATAAGTCAGCAGTTCATTAACTTGCAAATTCTTACTGGAAATAAGATTCTGTGACTTTGTAGCGGCGAGTTGAACAGAGGCAGGAACTGCCACCTGATAAGAGCCGGAGAGTTCAATTGCTAAATTAGATACGATCAGCGTTCTATAACCCGGAGGGAACATCATAATATCATCAAGGGCAAGGTTCCCAAGCATCCCTTTGGTATAAAGGGCAATTGAATATTGATTAGATAAGGGCGTGGGATTCAAATAAGCATTAATAAATGGGAATTGGTAGTCGAAATATATCCCAAACGCAGGAAACGTCCCGGTCCATGTCTTAAATGTCTGGGAAGCCCATTCTTGGTCATTGTAAATCTGTAATGGGTAATCAGCGCGGTTTGCCAAGTCTGTAGTCGTATCAAAGTAATATGCCGAGAGAATTTCATTAGGCCGTGGTATATCTAAATCACCACCAGTCCCGATAGTATAAACGGTTTTATCAACGGTAGTAGTCAAAATATTCCTAGTCATGCCGTAAACTAATTGGTTATCCAGACCCATCAGGTCTAGCATGCCGTTTAGCTTTTTAAGTCCGAAGGCGGCATCTACAGCCGCCAACGGTTCTCCTGCGTCCAGAACGGTCAAATCAATAAGAGCCTCAGTGATTATATCCCGTGCTGTATCGGCCATTTTTATTTCACATCATAGTGTTCAAGTGACTCATTAATGTAATCGGCATCATTGACCGGAAGGTCTTTGCGACGATCAAACTCAGCTTGAGAAATTACCCTCTTTTTGGGCTTTTCTTCTTTAAGCTTTGCTTCCGCTTGTTGAACGGTATTAACAGCTTGGGCGGCAGTTGCCGGATCGCGAAGATCAATAGCAGGACTGCCCGGTTGCCAGTTATGTTCCAAGACCGAAGGGTCAGGGAATGTATTATCTGGCAGTGTAGGACGGTCAGGATCATTGATTTTAGCAAGAGCCGCTGCGTCTGGTGCTTTTTCTTTTGTCATGTGTTTTCTCCTTAAACCCAGTTAAGACCAGTATCGTCAATACAGACAAAGTTCGTTTTTGTACGAGCTGTGGCTGCTACTGAAGCGTTTACTGTTCCGTTAGCGATTGTTCCACCAACCGGAGGGTAAACCTTCGGAGCGTTGGTGATAAGAGCAGGATAAACCGTGATGGATTGTCCTTTAACACCAAGTGGCAGAATGACACCGTTAGCCGCAGTATTGTTAGTAATACGGACATAACGAGCAGAAATAGGAGCAGCATCCGTTTGCACAGTGCCAGTAGCTGCTACGTCAACAACTGAAGTAGTTGTTTCGACGACTGCATCGGGCAATGGATTTGCACTATTGATTAGATTTCCCACTTTCGTGGCGTTTGTTGCATTAGCCATAATTTAATATCCTTTCAATTATGAGGCTGGAGACTGATAACGAACAGCCAATTCAGGATAGGTTGCCAACCATGCGTAGAGAACGTCGAAACGTGTCATAACTTGGTTAGTAGGACCATCATAGAATTGTGTCATTGTGATAGACATACCGCTTTCTTCATCCGAAACAGTGTCAGAAGAAATAACGCCTTTACCACCCGGTACAGTTGCCATAGGAACACATGCGAAAGTAAATGCGCTTGGGTCCATAAGGAGAGACTGCTTAGAAGATACACCGGAAGCTCCGGAAGTAACTGTAATCGCACCAGCAGCACCAGTACCCGGTGAGTTACTGACAGATTGGAACTGAGCGGAGGTTACGATACCATTCTCACCAAGCGGGATCGTCATGTTACCAGAACCATCAGCCGTTGTAGTCGCAGAGACAACAAAGAACTTCAGTTTACCAGATGATTGACGTGTTTGCGGATTGATCGAGAATACACCAGAGATAGTAAATGTATCGCCAGCATTCAGGATAGAGCCAGCAGTCCAGCCGTTAGTTACTAGGAAAGAGCCAGTTTGACCCGCGCCGTTAACCTGTGGAATACCACCGTAAACACCAGCAGTGTGAGTTTGAGTGAAGGCTTCTTCATAGAATGTAAAGCCGTAACCGCGACCCTTCATAACACCTGATTTATAGATATCAGAGATTGTGTCGGATGGAGCGTATACGAGCTTCAAGCTGTCAGCCAAAGACGAATCAACAAACGGGTCAAGCAAGGCAACTTTGTTAGATGCCATACCGCCAGCAGCCGTAATATAGGCACGGGCTGTTGAGATACCAGTTGTAGATGTTGGTTGTGCAGATGTTGAACCTACAGAAGTAGCTACCTGACGATACAATGCTGTACCATTCGCTTCGACTTTAGAAGCAATAGAGGCAACGATAGGCTTAAGGAACATGTCCGCTCCACCATTACGTACACCATCGGCTGTCAACTGCAAGTCAGTCAGAGAGAACGAAACGTCCTGACCGGATTGTGTTAACGCCATGGAAACAGTAGGCATAACGGTTGATTCCACTTTCATCAACTCACCATCACGGCCTGTATAACGAGGCGGCTTAGAGATGTTGATAATACCGCCATTTTTAGCTTGTTGCTTTGAAATGTCGGCTTGATAGTCTTTATTCACCACGTTGATAAGCGGTGTTTCATTGCGCAGAATTTGTAACGCTCTGCGGGCAATGAGGGTGTTAATAGGATAATTGTTAGCCACTATGGCCTCCTTATGGGTTTTTGTTGACCCAAAGGAGTGACCCTTTGGGGTTATGCTTTACCTTGCTTGAACCACTTCTCAAAATCCCTCTGGCTTTTCGTAGGGTCCGGACCCTCTGTTGAAGCGGGAACCCTAACCGGAGTTATCGGAGCAGCGGCTTTTGTCTGACGTTCGGCAACCACCTCTTTAGGCTGTGAATTTACGTGCTGATCCAGTGTCCACATAACCCTGTCTAGCTCTCGACCTTTCAATTTAGAAATGATCTCGGCTTCCTCGGGGTGTTGCGTAAGATAGAGACTTATATTTTCACCAGCGGTTGATTCATACTTTATGTATTCAACCATCGGATCAGTGATTAGCCCATCTTCATAAAGCTCTAATACAGTTTCAGCGTAGTCTGGATGTTCCTTGATGACCGCTTGTTCACGCTCAATAAAGTTCATCTCCTTTTTCTGTATTAAAGCCTGTGTCTGGCTTTCCGTAAGTTCTTTTTGAGTTTCTGTCTTTAATTCTGCTTTAAGTTGTTTAAGCTCGTAAGCTCTCTCAGCTTTAAGAAAATCAAGAACATTCTCAAAATCAGCTTCATTTGGGGGGCCTGCTTCGCTTGGCTTCTCGGGTTCACGTGCGGGTTGTTCGACCTTGGCTAATCTGGCGTTAATTGCTTCCAGTTCAGCTTTTAATCTAGCATTCTCCCGCTCCACCTTGCCGGGGCGTTTTGGCTTATCGCCTTCTGGTTTCGGCTCAGCTTCCGTTTCCGGTTGCTTAACTTCTTCCTCAGACTTTGGGTCATTAATGACTTCTCCATCGGAGACAGCTTTTATGCCTTTTAGATCATCAATTTCCGGGGTATTTTGGGGGATCACCACATCGGGTTCAGTAGACATCTTCTCACCTTTCAAGGTTTTATAGAATTATGGACATTGTATGTTTAGATAATGTGCGTGTCAAGTATTAGGTTTTGGTTTATTAGCAGGGGTTTTATTAGATGATTTGGCATTCTGAATAGCAATTGTATTCTGCAAATTCAGCTTAATAATCTCATATTCCTGCATGTTATCCATATAATCCTGTTGTAACTGCATATTCGCTAGATCGTTTTCACGCTCCATGGCAATGCGTTTAATCTCAAGGTCTTTGGATAGTAATTCGGCCAACAGGCGGTTTTTCTCCTGCTCCTGTTGCGAATTCTCCATGAATTCAGCTTGTAACTGGTTTAGTTGCTCTTGCTCACCCATGATAGATTGCGCTCTAAGTTCCATTTTGGCAGCATCAGCCGCCATTTCAGCCTTGGCGGCGCGTATTTCTAATTGAAGCATTTGCGATTGTGAATCCTGCGCATTCTTAGCCAGTTGGCCTTGTAAGGCCGCTTCTTTTTGCTGGATATCCAAAGCTTTCGAGTTCAATTGACCTTGAGCCGCTTGCAACTCCTGATCCATTTGCTGAATGACCTGTTGCATCTCCTGCATTTGTTGCTGGATCTGTGGGGGAATCTCAGGCGCATCTTCATCACCAGCCGTAATCTGTGGCGGAAGCATTTTCTTATAACGATCACCAATTTCTTGAGAACCGGGGAAGTCTTGGTTTTTATAGAATATATCAGGAGCTATTTCCATCAGGTTAGTCTGGCTTGCCAATTGAAGCATGGCATCGGCAGTTTCTTGACGCTTGGTCGTATAACTTGGCCCAGTCGTAATCATAACCTCATAAGTTCCCACGGTCATATCATGGGTTTTAGTAACGGTTTTTGCGCCTTTTTTAACTTTATACGGCTTGTTAATAGGAACCCGAGCAATAGTCTTGTCCTCTTTCATGGTCGTAACCATGCGGGAACCATCGTAAATATGCGTTATTAGATCGTTCATAATCAAACCGCCAGCGAGTTTCCCACGGTTGATATTGTCTACATAGTGGAAGGTGCTGACTTCCCCCTCGACCTTACGGGCATTAATCGCACGGCCTGAAGTCTCGTTACCTTGCTTACCTAATGAGGCCGGAAAGATTCCAGTTACATTATAGAAATTGTTCTGCGCCTGTTGAGTAAGTGTAATACCAGCAGCCAGATCAACCCCGCTCGGCATACGCTGAGGCGGATTAATAGGATTGCCTTTTTCATCAATGTCATTGAAAGGAAGGAATGCCCTTGCCTCGATATTCGACATATCCCAGTATTCTTCATAGCCTTTAATAGCACGAGCAGAGGCAATCCATGGGGATTTTGGAGCCAGTGCAGCCATATAAGTTACGGAATTTGATTGATAATTGAAAGCCCTCTGGGGAGCCATCATGTGCTCAACCAAACCCGTTAGATGACGCTTACCGTCTACAACCTTCTCTTCACCCGCCACAAACACATAAGGAATATAGCAACCGGGCCAGTCTTTCTCTTCCAGTACTTCGCAAGCCGTACACTTACGCCACTTGACCTTGTTCTTAACCACTTCACGTGAGTCATAATTACTAAGGTTTTTAGGCTTTTCTTCAGTGATCTTGCCGGATTTCTTATCCCTGTACAGCATGGACTTTTCTTTATCCACTGACCAGTACTCAGCGACCCTTACATAATCCTGACCCATCCATGAAGGGGAGCTATCGCCAACGCTTCTTAACTCATCCTGACCATATTCACGGTCATATTCATTATTGAAATCATCTGTTGGTACATCAGAGACTTCTAATAGAAACTCACGATCAAGCAGACCATTTTCAATTGCATTAGGATCGTCATATATAACCAGAGGATTTGGTATTGAGCGGAGCTTGATGATCTGATCAAACGTCTTATCATTCTCATAAGATGTAATATACCGCCAATAGGCATAACCACCCTCGACACTGTTTTCAATCGCTGTATCGTAAGCAACATCAGCTTCAGCACCAGATTGAATATTACGGGCTAAATCTTCCCTGACCTCAGCAGCCTCTTCATCAGCATCCTCACCCGGCACAAACTTAGTCTGTGTCGAGTTCATCCTTGCGTCATTAGTTACTTGGTGAGTGAATTGAGGGATTTGATTGTAGGAATCGCGGGGCATGTTGTTATTGCCACGGAGTTCATAAATAGCGGGGTCCCACTGGTACTCACCACCAAGGGCAAACTTCTTCGCCTCTAGGAAACGCTTCCGGTTGTCTTTCCATGCCTCGGCAGACAGGTCAAAACGCTTGAGCATCTTGGCAATAACGGGGGAAACGCCTGTTGTGTCTTCGTCAGCCAATTAATAAACTCCAGTATGTCGCCCTGCATAGTAGCCCGGCATGCGTATAGTTTCAACTACTTTATTAGAAGCAATAGATATACCAGTTCTGACAAGATATCGCATACAATCCATAAGGTGATCAAAGTCTTTAACAATCTTGCCCTTTTCATCACGGCGATACAGCCTGTATTCTGTCAAAGTCTTGCCACAGGATTTGAATATCTTTAATCTGCCAGTGACCATCCTCTCGTAAACATCAAATAAACCCGCCTCTACAGAGTTATCAGCCTTAGTCAGATTAAGCCCTAGCTTTCTGTATTCGTCCATTAAGTTTTCACCATCACGTTGATTGGACCCCACACTAGCCGGATCAATCGTGCCGGGAATCCAGTCGCCCGGGGCCTTGATACTAGCGGCGTGGCTAGGCGGTTCGGCCTGACCCCGTTTATATTCATTAGTAATGTATAATGTGTCACTGTCTGGGTCATAAGCCCCCCATAGAGCGGCCGTGTTATTCCAGCCAACGTCCATGCCATAAGCGCGTTTCCAATGTTCGGGGATGGCAAAGTCATCAACTACGATTAATTCTTCACTGACCGGATAAATAGCACCAGATCCCAAGGCCGGAACACCTTTAGTCCTCGCATCCCTTTGGTGAGGTGGCAAACTGGCCCAAAGTTCTGACTTTTGCTTTTCTGACAAGTGAGGACAATCATCCCAAGTGGCGGTGATAATAACTCCTACACCATTGGTTTCTTTTTCCTGCAAACTCATAACAGTTTCACTCATGCCTTTTAAGGGAGTGAATGTAGATATAACCATGCCATCTGTTGTGGCAGTACGTATTAGACCTTCTGCATATATGTCCAATGGCGGTTCTTCATCGAACCAAACACCGTCCCGTTCAGTAGCCTGAAAAACCTCACGACCTTGGTCATAGGATTGAAATTGAATAACCGACTGACCGCCTGATACATGCCTAATATATATTTCATCAACAGCCTTTGGAATACCCTGTTTTGGCGTGGTGTCTATTAGATCATCAAGGCGGATAAGCCCAGTTCCCTTGTCATGCAAAGGCCCTAATAGCTTTAATTGAATTGAATCCCTAACTAGTTTGCTGGTTTCGCCAGCGACAAGCCAATTACCCGCCTTCTTAAACCTACGGCCCTTCCACCAATCAGGATATTTACCCGTGCAATGGAGAACAACCTCATACCCACCCATACCCTCGGTTTTCCCGATACGGTTAGCGGCCATCGCAGTGCGTTCACGATGAGTTGAGCCAGCGGCAAAGAACTCCATGTGCTTTACATACATTTCACGGCGAAGCGGACCTTCATCGGGGAAATAGCTATCAATCTTATTGTATTTTCTGCGCCAGAGTTCGCGCCTTACGTCCTCAGTGGTAATTTTCAGATTGGGCGGTAGGTTCATCCAAAAGCCCTTCAAGTTTCTCTGTTGGGAGAGTTGCTAGTATTCTGCTTGTAACGTCAGTGAATTCCAATGGTTTCTGCGGATCTGTACTTAGTTCTACAGCCTGTAAATCGGGCAAAGACTTCTTTAGCAACCCTAATGCAGCCGTTACCTGTGCAGGAGTTAACTCAATCTTAGAATTAACGAATTCTGTCAAACGGTTAATGAGCTGACTGGTTTGTATCTTCAGTCTATGTTCATGAGATAAATGCTTGGTTACTCGTGCGGCCATGTCGTGATTATAGCAAACCTATTAAATTAATCAAGAAACAATTTGTTCTTCAGGCGCGGGATTAGATAACTTGTCACGCAAAGCCTTAACCTTCTGCCTTCCAAGCGTTGCCTGAGCCTGAGCAATTACCTTATAATCATCCTCTGACCAGTTGTCTGCGGTTTCCGCTAGGATTGTTTCTAGTGTTCTCATGGCTATTTATACCTCATTGTCCTATTCCTCGGCAATGTAATTAATTGTTTCCATAGTGTTATTATGAATTTAATCATGCGTTTAAATATAATTCCCGTTCTTGCGCTCTTCGGCTCGTTTTTCATTGATACCTTCCGCTGGCTTGTCGGGCAATGCGTAATCTCCGTGGTAGCGAGGGTGCAAGTGTATATAATCCTCGTTCTGAATCCCGTATGTTTCATGGTCTGGGCGGCAAACAACACAATCTGTTGGTTTAACGCCATATAGCTTCATAAGCTTTGATGCGCTTATAAAATGAATATCACCGTCATTTTTAGATGGCACATAACCCGGATGTACTGCGTATTTCTTCATGTCTACTTTCTTTCAATCTTTCCAATCGGCTCTATTTTCCATCGGTAATCGGAGAAATCGCGGGAAACTAAGGTCATTTCTCCGGTTTCATTATTAATGACCATAATTCCACCTTCAAAATTGCACATTGCGTAACTCATCCCTCACCGCCTTTCCGCAGGGCAGATGGCAATGGCTTACCACCGACTGATAAAATCACAGGCTTTCCGTTTTCAATTTTCCATTCTATGCAGGTATCGGGTCTAGAGGCTAAATCCCAAGCAACAAATATTCGTTCACTCATCGCATCCCTCCGTTTTGTTAAAGTCCGGCCATAAATCTTTTAAACCGGGCGAAAACACCGGGCTTTGCCTGACAAACATAATCACCGTTTCTATTTACGCGAATTTCCCATTTATCATTGGCTTGGATATTGGTGCCGCCCTTGATGGTAAAAATTATATTGCCGGGTTCGGTTGGCAGGATTACGCCGGACGCTAGTGTTTCTATGTACATCTATTCGCCTCCTGTGTGTTCACGCGCATTCATTAAACAATAAAGTTCGCTCAGATACGTCAGGGCATTTTGCTTTAATGTTTCATTCGGCAACGCGTACAGGCACGTTTTCAACGCTCGGTAAGTTTTGTTTATCTCAGCATCCTTGGCTACTTTGGCATACATGCGGTCCATAACCATGTCATCCATTTCATCAATTGCGCCTTTATGCCTTGGTGTGTAGGTCATCTACCGCTCTCCTTGTTCACGTGTCATGATTTCCTCAATGTCGTCGTCAGTAACATCAAGCCAATCGTTCTCCTCCGGGTCAAAATACTGAACACCGTTCACGTTGGCGTAATCTGGCTTTATGTTGTTCTTAAACTGGAAATCATCATAATCTGCCAGCATCTCGCAAATACGCTTCCCATCGTGATAATCCCAAACAGGAACCTCAAATGGCTTCATGGGAATTTGCGGTATATGCCAAACTCTAAATTTAATTTCATTCATACCCATCCCCTATCCCTTGTTAATGTTTTCACTCATTGGTCTAGTCCTTTGGTTTGTCTAGGGTGGTTTCGGGCGCGGTTGGTAAAGGTGCCCAAAAGCCTTCATCTATATTAAATGCCCTATAACCCGTTCTGGACATGAAATCCCCATAAGAATCTCCGCAATAATAAATTATTTCATAGTTTGAGCCGTCATAAAAAAGAAAATCACTACCGTTTTTCGGGGCGCTATCCAAGGTTTCCCATATTATGTTCTCAGATTTCATCCGTAATCCCTCCCTGTGGGTTTGAGTTTGCCAATGGTTTAAGAATTATCCCCTCACCGTTAAAGTCTCCGGCTTTCTGCCAGCGTCCGGGCGAAATTTGAACTATGCATCCATCTTTGGAATTATACTCAAACGGAAGCCCGTACTTAGAAACCCTATTCTGGCAAAACTGTGCTTTTTCTTCTGGACTCTGAGAGATGTACCAAACCCCGAAACCTGCGGCCAAAACTAAGCATGGAAACAATAACCACCATGGCGCGAATAATATGCCTAGCAAGATTGAATCATTATCAGACATAAAAAAATCTCCATAAAAGTTAGCTCGGCTTCGGGGCCAAACTAACGTCTATAGAGATTCAACTGCCCGAACAGTCTCAAGGATTATATACGCATAAATACAAATTGCAAGCGGGTATTTCTCTATCTGTGCAGATTAGAAATCGGTGATATACAAGAGTAGGCGCGCAATCGTGCCTCGTGTTATTTGCTCCGATTTCTCGGCTACCTTTTGGGAAGGGAACGGAGTTACACTCTCCAAAGCCAATGAAAGGCGGACCCTGACAGTCTATAAGTCTAGAGCCCCAAAAGCTCTCTTGTTTAAATATTATGCTCCATTCCCATGCGTTTGGTCAAGGGGTGCGTTCAATTAAGCGATAACCATTCCATTTGCCTTTGAGGATCTTCTTATCAATGGACTTGACTTTGTCCTCTGTTAGACTTCTACAAAAATCTGCAAACTCTTCGTAATTCAAGTTACCCTTCATGACATTGCATCTGTAGCAAGCAGCAACCATATTTTCCCAATCGTCTTTTCCTCCTCTGGAAACGGGCTGAACATGATCTATCGTGCAATGAGTTAATTTAGTTTTACCAAAGTTTCTTTCGCAGTAGTAACATTTGAAACCCTGTTCTTTCCGTAATGCTTCGCGAATGAAAAACTTAAACCCATCGTGTCCGGTCATCTCTCACCTTGCCTTGGGTTTATCAATGGGGATTATGGGCGGATTCCATTCAGGAGTCGGTTGGCTTTCAACGGGTTCGGGCAGATTTAGAACTTGTCTTACAAGGTCAACATCGTAATGCTTCAGGTAATGAAGCACGCAACTCAATGGAACATCCACCTGAGTCGAACCTAGGCCAGTTATTAAACCATAACATATTTCATCACGGTTTTCATCAAATCTTGAACCCCTGAGAACATTTATAATCCTCTGAATAATTTCTTCCCTACTTAACATTTGGCATACCGTTTTTGTCTACACCATGAGGAAACATAACCATAGCATCGTTCATATCGTCTTGACTGTAAACATATCTAGGCGGCTTGCTGATAGTTATCGTTTTGCCATACATTTCTAAATCTTTCCTAAGCTGCTCGTCAGTCGGTTGCACTAACCAACCTTGCGCCAGTTTCTTCAGGGCCATAAATTGGAATATCTGGAAGTTCGGGCTCCCTTTAAAAACCTTGAGCTGTTTAGGCTTACGAGTAACCCATTGCAAAAAGGTCTGGCGTTCAAAAACCCTATCGTCGGTATAATGGTCTTTATCTAATATGTTAAACGGGTGTTCTTTCATGATTAATTCCTATTCAGGGCATAAATACCAGCCAAGCCAATAACTGCCAAAAATACTAAAGTTGCCAAAAGTGCTATTAGTTCTTGTTCCATCTTTCCATCCTGCCTTGTTTTTATGGGGTTGTAAATTGTTTGGTGGTGGGGGTAGGGGGCTCAATCGGGCAGATTTCAAATTTAAGGGTTTTTATATCATATCCTCGATCTGTTAATATCTGCTGAATATTTTTACCATCAAGCAAAGGTGTATTGATCCACAAGTGTAGTAGATTGCCATCGCCCTTTCTCCCCGGCCAGAAATACATCATGTCATTTTCTGATTTAGAAAACTTCATTCTAAGTTTTTGAATTGCTTTCATAGCTACCTCAATACCGTAAATAAAATTATTACCCAAAGAACTTTACAGGCCACATGCAAGGATTGATCCACATTCAATCCATACTTTTCATCACATTTACCGTAATCAATAGCCGTGTGAATTACAGTTTCAGCCAGTCCAAGCCATAAGCTCTGAGTTACCAGATAGACCACACCGCCGTGAATTAGGGCGTGTGACACGAGACAATGATAAAATGGTATTCCGGGTATAGGATTCTTGTGGTTCTTGCCACGGGCTAGGAAATCTCCTTGTAGCGGGTAATCGGCTAGAGCATGTCCTGCCAGTAGTAAAAATAATACAGTTACCATTTCCGTCACGTTTCCATCTCCATTTTGTTTAGGGTTAATATACTCAAAAATTTCCCTACCGTCACCCTTTGCTTGCGTCTGTTATCCCGGTGATAACCGGGTAACTGTCGCTGCACAGGAGACTATCGGGGTTAGTGTTTCGTGGTCATTTGCGCCAGTGCGCCAGTTAGTTATATATAGGGAACTGGCGCAAGTGGCGCACTGGAACATATTTAATAAAATCAATGGGTTATACCTGCGCCAGTTATAGGGCTAAATTAGCTAATTTTTCGACATCACAACGCACCCACCAAACCCCTTTTCTGGTGTCTGGATTTGTCTCTATGTCAAATACAAATACCTCGTCTTTGGTGAATTTTCTAATCACTCTTTTGGCCTCTGCCTCGTTCATATTTAGCTCGTCCATGATAATATGACCAACCCATTCCTTAGCCCTAACGTCCTTACGATACCTCCCTTCATTTATCATAAGTAACATTGACTCAATATCCTTTGCGGTGTTTTTACCGAAAGCAGATGGCGGTTTCCAGATACCCAACGTCCCTACCTTATCTCCATTCGCAAGGTCAACCGAATGCCGTTCGAGCCAACTTGTGAACTCACTGGGCGCACTCATATTTGCCTTTGCACTGTCAACCCTAACGAACCAACTCCGGTCCTTGACGTTAAATCCTTGCGCCTCTTCCTCGGTCATACCAGTAAGGGTACGGGCAGCACGAACCGCCCCAGACAGTGAACTCGCTCCCCTAGC